GTGGCAGCTATCCACACACGGGTTCCTGACAGGAACCACACTCACTATTTACGCATAGTTGCGTAGCCAAGGGCTATTTAACCCAGTTACCTAGGTCAGTCCAGTCTCCAAAGGAAACTGTATTGCGTGTAACAAAGTTACCTGGTCCCCGGAGAGCTTCACGTCTGAACAAAGGGCCTCTTAGAAGCCCAGAGCCAGTCGTGAATCCTGCCAGCGACGAAAGGTAAGCTCCGTGCTCATTTCTGAACACGTTGCTGGGTCGGAAGATCCTGCTTCTGCAGGTCCAACCGTCCCATCCTTTGCGTGGTCTCCTTGGCGTCACCTCGTCCCAGTTGGAGACGAAGCCCCCATCGCCGTAGCCGTCCGGGATACGACATTGTCGATCCCTGTCCGCAGCTTTACCGTAAAGGTAGAGCCAAGCGGGGAGGAATCGACCGTCACATCCAAGACTGCGATTACGGAGATGAGCGTAACGACGGATGGCATTCGCCATCTGAAAGATCGCTTCGGCTTTGTCATAATGGTCACAATCAAAAAAGAAAGGACGCACATTGACACCGTTAAAGTAATCTTTCCCACATGACTCGAAGAAGCTTCCTTCGCGGAAGCTCTTCGAGGAGTTCATCTTGAACCCGCAAAAGTTCAAGACCCTAGAGAGTAGATCGTAGCAATTCCGGGGTAAGACAATGTCGTCCCCAAAGGTTGCAACGCGGGGTTTCCCTCGCGAATCTACTAGTGGTTCGTTGAGGAAGCGACACGTAGCCCGAGTCAGAGACCAAAAAATCAAGGTCTCCAACTCAAACGTAGTGCCGTTGCCCATTGAAGAGATCTTTTCATATCTGATTTGCCTTCCATCTGGTGTATTACCATATGGAGAGCGTATCGTTTCGAGAAGATCAAACCACTTCGGGGGCAGAAGATACTGACATAGCATAATGCTTACAGTATCCGACGCCATCGACAGATCGATAGTCGACAGGGATTCACTAAAGGCAAGCTGAGCAAGCCTTTGATTCTCCTCTTGTTGATGCTCGATATCTAGGCCAAAGAGCTTAAGACGACGACGCATTTCGCGAGCGACTCCCAACTGAACAAAAATGTTCAGATGGGGTTCGATTGCAATAATGCGATTCTTCTTAAAGTTCTTGGGAACGAACTGGACTTCGTTTGAAGGTACCAGATCCACCTGCGTGACTTTGGATGCCCAAACTTTTGGACATACGTCACGCCAGAATGGATACAGGGCCGGGGTCATGTGTAACACATGACTAAACTTCTTAGAGAGTCTAACCTCATGACCATGAACCAACGAAGTAGCACCAGGTCCGAACCTGCAATTTTCTAAGATACGTTCCCGCGAGGGACGTATCCCTAATACACGGTAGATATCAGCTTGTGCGTAAGCTAGCACAGCGCGGATATCATGGTCGAAATGACCACCCTGCATTAGAACAAGAAATTGCTCGTTCGTGCTCGCGCACATGGCCTCAGCTTCATAAAAGTCGCTGAGAGAGGCAGCTTCGCGGTCGATCCCCACATCGAGAAGAGTCTTCGAAAAGATCTTCGAGATGAGGTAGTCGTCGGCGAAGCTGCATACATCGCTGTAAGCTCCGGGATCAATAGACAGCTCAAAAAGCTCTCTAAACCTACCGCTAGTTGCCAGAGAAATTCCCTGGCGAGCGAGAGGAGTATCCAAGGCTTTACATAGCTTGATGTATGCACCAACGGCCAGATCGAAGTAACTTCGATCAAAAGAAGACCTAAGGTCTTTCATGAATGCACCTTCAGAGTTGATCGATGACGTGTGATGAAAATCCACTATCCCCCACAAACCCAAGCGCGATTTGAAAATCGACACCGGAATCGAAAGGGAACTGGTTCAGCATATAACATTGCAAAACCAGAAGCATCAGATCGTTATCGGAAGGTTCGCGCATGATCCGCGAGAACTCAATCTCAAAGAGTGTTCCATCAAGGAATCTCACGGTACACTTAAGAACAAGCTCACGAACAGTCGGATAAGGAAAACGGATCAACATCGAATCGATGTGATTACATCTTCCTCTGACCTTCTGAAACTTGTATTCAGTGTACATAGATTGAGCCGTTGACGACTTCACGTCGACACTGTTTTTCATGGGTAACCTCATAAAAATGGATGTTACCCCCTCAGGAAATCTGAGGGGGAGAGACGCGAAGGTTCAGTACAACGGATCGCGGTCTTTCACGATGGCTCGGATGATGGTTGCATCTTCCAAATTGGCGCTCAGTGCTGCGATGTTGGCCCGATCCGAGGAATCGAATTCCCCGGGTACGGTGAACGTCTTGTCGACTCGGCCGACGGCCAAGACGACATCCACGCCGTTGACGGTTTGCTTCTTGGGATAGAACACCTTGATGGTGCTCTTGTCCGTGGGACGCGAAGCCGTCGCCTGACTGAACGAAACGCTGAAGCCCGGCTGCAGAGCAGACGAGCCGAGGCGTTTGTCCAGAAAGGACCAGATGCCTTTGGTGGCATCGAAGAACGGTGTGTAGGTCACAGCCACAGGAGTGGCTGCCCCGTCGTTGATGACGAGGGAGGCTGCTTGACTCATAATGAGTTGCTTTCAACGAGTGCGGAAAGATTATTTCTTCCCAAGTTGCTGAAGAAGGGCCAAACCATCGAGAACGTTCAGTAGCGAACTCGATGGGCTATACCTTAGAGTAACGGGTGGAACTGAGGGATTCCATGCACGGGAACTTGATGTGTGTTTGGAGACTGCTGACGTAGAAGCCTCGTCACGAACGAATACAGCTACCGTTTTTGCGGTATCATATCCGTAAGTAGCGAGGACTCCTTCAAGAGCGTCCCATCCACTTATCACGTTCCCAACATTGAAAACCCAGTCAAACACGAAACTAAAGGGGATAAGCTCGTAAACGAGCAGCCCAGGATTTCGCAAGCCCAGGGACACCTCTTCGCGGATACTCGAATCATATTCGATGAGACGAATAGCGCGAAAGGTCGTGATTCCAGAAATAGTCTCCCTAAGGGAGTGATTATCTAAGGAGCCATAACCAGGTGAGTCACTGTTGATATATCGAGTCTTCTTCTCCACTGCTTTCGCAGTGACAACTCCACGGATGGGCTTCAGCCTATTGTCATTCACATGTTCGAGAGCACCCTGGAGGTCAGAGATGAGAGGTCGAACCCCATACCTATAAGCAAGGTAGAGGTTGACCAGATCATCTTTGTACCGCTCAGGATGTTTCTTAATGCGCTTGAATAAGTCTTGAAGTTCATAAATAGAGAAGGCGAAGGGATTCTTCAATATCTGACGAGCTTTGCGATACACATCCACCAAAAATGAAGCAAGCTGCGAAAACATGCTACAGGTCTCCCGGAATTCTCCGGAAAACACAGCGAGGTTTACCTTTTGGTTCTTTATGGCATCCCGCAAGCGGGAGTCCGGAAAAGGAACCGTCAGAGTGATATAGTTCAGTGGGTTGGGATTATCCCAAAGCACTGGCTTCCACTCTTCGTGGTAAACCGCCTTACTAATTGGGTCTTTGACCCAAATGTAAGTCAAGGCATCGTTGAACTCGAGACGAGACTGCGACACACTTGTCACATTTTTGATAAGATCAGCCGGCTTGGGTTTATGACGCTTCACAGAGTCAGTTCTAGACCAATCGGACCGCACGGCTACTCGGGTGCCAATAGAACCACTAGTGGTTTTAGTAACACCGTCAGAAGTCCACCGCTGGTAACGATAGGTAAGGAGTGCTCCTTGAATTGTTGAACCTGTTGCCATTTGAAACTCCAAAAAGGGATGAGAGAAGATGAGGGGATCCTAGGGATCCCCT